ACGATAGTCAAGATACTGCTCCCACAGCTGTTCGCTGCCTTTGAGTGTCTTGAACTCCGTCTTGTTCAGTCCGAGCATTTTCAGCAGGTCATTACTTTTCCAGTTCACACGCTGAGAGAGCAGGAACTTTTCCTGATATCCCCACCAACCTGTGTATCTCACGCTTGTTACGTCATAGCCTTGTTTCATAAGATACTCAAGATTAGGGTGCTTGCAATATGCGTGAAGATAGCATATAAGCATATTGCCGTGATAATGCTGATGTTGACTATAACGCATATCCGATTTGTCTATGGCTTTGACGTTCAGCACCGAATAGGAATTATCATAGTTATATCCCATACAGCACTTGCAAAAGACAGGCTCACGGAAGTCATTACGCACCGACCAGTTAATGCCGTTATCACTGCCGTATCTCACCGAGCCGTCACGGGCGAACACATACCGCTGTCTTTCCACAAGGTCACCCGTTGAGTATCGGTGAAAGCAACGTGCGAAAAGCTCAGCACCCCTTGTGAGGAACACCACATAATTCTTAGCACCTCTGCCTTTCATCTTATCCATAAGTTCTTTATCCACCGCAGGAAAGCAGTATATAAGAGCCTCTTTTCTTGTCTTTTTCATACTGCTGCCTCAGAAGTCAAGCAAGCTGTCAAGTGACAAGCTGACAGGCGGTTTTGCCGTTTCATCGCTGTCCGAGCCGTCACCCAGGTCGATAGTCATATTGAAATGAACGTCCGCACCCTTGAAGTAAAAGCTTACAGCTCTGCGGTAGACCTCGATATCCGAGATACTTCCCCCTGCACCCTTAACAGCGTTTTCTGCACACTCAGCGAAAGTCCTGTCCGTCTGCAGGACCGCCTGAGCGAACTCCTCGTTCTGCTCACAGAAAATTTTGAGAGCCTCAAGAGTAGGCTTTGCAACCGCCTGTGCATACTTGCCAAGCTTAGCGGCAGACAGCTCCTGCGACAGCTTGTCCTGAGCTTTCTTTGCGTTAATGTTCATTGCCGTCACAGCCTTTTCGTACACTACTCATCCACGCACTGGCACAGCAGATGTCCTTGTATGTCTCGCCAAGGTCAAAAGCCTTCTTCTCATGTGGCTCCATTTCCTGACGCAGTGCCAAAAGGGTTGACATAGCACTTGCGAGCACTTGACATATATCCGATTTTGTGCTATCATCAATTTGAAAAGTGTTTTCTTTTTTCGTCGAGCTTGTACCTGTTGCCGCAGGTGCAGGCTCGGTTTTCATGTATTCGAGAATATGATTCATGAAATCAGTGATGCAATTGCCATGTCCTGCAAGCGGGCATGATACACAGTTGTCTACTATACAGCATTTAGCCGTAGTAATTATCTCATTTTTCGTCATCTTTATCCTCCTTAAACTTTTTCTCCCAGTGCTTTTTAATGGCACCAAGTACTATGTATATCACTACATCTATGCCTGCAATCACAGCTATTGTTATCAGCAGTATCAACGCCATTTTACCACTTTCCTTTCGTTTGTATCTCGACCTTAACTATGGGTCTGCCTGCTTCTCTCACCGCCTGCTCCAGCTCCTCTCGAACTGTGTCTTCTGCGGTTTCTTTTATGTTTCGATACAGCCCATAGATCACCAGTTCAACCAGCGCCACACACAGTGCTATGGCTGACACATATCTGATGATCTCCAGCGTTGCTATCAGGTTGTTCATTTTCTCACGTCCTTTCATTTTAACGTCCTGTGTTTTAAGCTATCCACTCAGGGTGCTCAGTTCTTGCCGTTTCACAAAGCTTATCCCAGAGCGACGGGTCACGCCCGACCATATCCTGCAGCGCTCCTGCAAGCTTGCGACCTATACTGTCCGCAGCCGCCTGCCGCTCCTGCTCCGTGCAATCGTCCCAAAGCTTATAGCTTTTGCCACCATCGAACGAAACGTGCCTTATGACCTTTAAAGGCGGATATTTCGGCATTTTTATCACCTCCTACTCAATTCTATTGGATATCGGGGTTGTACTATGCTAGACAAGCTCCTCGATAACGGCGATGTTCTCGCCCTCTGAGCGGTCAACAAGGTCCATAGCCTCGCCTGCCGTCTTTGCCGTGACTGTTACCAGCCTTACGCCACTGAACGTGTCTGTCAGCTTAATTTTGTAGTGTTTCAATTTTGTACCTCCTTGAAAAATCTAACTTTGTGTGGTATAATGTAGAAAATCATACGAAAGGATTTTCCATATGTTAAATGCAATATTCATTTCTCTTATTTCTGCGTTCATATATGATGTTATCAAGAATGCAATCTCAAACATAAAACTTAGTAAAATCTTAAAAAGAAAAAGCGGCCTCTCAATGTCTGATATTGTTATTTTAGGCTCAGCCGCTGACATGTTTATAATGACTTCGATTATGCTTGTTTACATATTCGTAAAAGATTTCAGACCATTTATGTTAGCTTCTCTTGCCTGTATGTTTGTTAACGAAACGTGCTTTTCTTCTCTTCTTAAACGTTACATAAAGGTCAAACAAGATATTCGTGAGTACACTCGTAACAATGATACATAACGTTTCCGTATTTTCACCCCCTCTTTAATCACTTGTTGCATTATGCAACTCACTGAGTAAAAAAATATTTGCCGAACTCTCCAGCATCAATGTGGAGCAAGTGTGACAGTTTCTCAGCCTCGTCCAAGTCAAACGGACGAACATTGTTTATTTTCTGATTAGCTGTAGGTTGAGCTATGTTTAAACAATGTGCAACGTCAGCTTGGGTCAGTTCAAGCTCCTTCATTCTACCCTTGATCTTGTTCGTGTTTACCATATGCCAGCCTCCTTTCTTGTTGCATTATGCAACTTACTGCATTATCATAATAGCACATAACTTTTCACTTGTCAATAGCATTTTGCAACATTTTTTTATTTTTTTCAAAAAAGCTATTGCATTATGCAATTTAATGTGATATAATCATTATAACGAAAGCAGGTGAGCAAGATTTGAATACCATAGAAATTGGAAATAGAATAAAAGCTGCAAGAGAAGAAAAAGGACTTACACAAGAAGAACTTGGTATCCGTCTTGGATTGAATAAATCAACTATCCAAAGATATGAGGCAGGAAAAATTCTCAGAATAAAATTACCTGTTCTTGAATCAATCGCTATTGAGTTGAATGTTAATCCTGAATATCTTGCATTAAAAACTAATGATCCTAGTCCTAAACATTCTTCTCATATTATAGACTCTAACGCAACCATACTCCCGCAAGACAACGTACATATAATACCTATATATGAGAGCGTGTCGGCTGGGTTTGGTGCTTATGCTGACGATTATATTGTGGGCTATATGCCGCTTTATATCGTCAACGAGGAAGAAGCTAAGAATACAATGTGCATTGTCGTTTCGGGGGACAGTATGTATCCGAAGATAGAGAACGGCGACAAGATACAAGTATTAAGGCAGGACTGGGCTGAGGACGGACAGGTAGTTGTTGTCCTTATCGACGGTGAAAACGGCGTCGTGAAGAAAATCAAGTATTCTGATGACAAGATAACCCTTGTATCATTCAATCCCGAATATCAGCCAAGAGAGTTTGTCGGTGCAGAAAGAGACCGCATAAGAATACTCGGCATTGTAAAAACGGTTATAAAATCCTTATAAATAAAAAAAATCCCCGTCAGTACCGCAAATACTGACAGGGATAACACACAGAATTTTCTCCTGCACGATTACAAATACATTATATCACCAATTTAAGACAATGTAAATGATTTCATAAATTGTTTACAAATGTCGATTTATAGGGAGGAAAAATTATGACTTGTCCAAATTGTAAAGGTGAAAACGCACCAGGCGTAGCAGTATGTGAATATTGCGGTCACGAACTGCCGCAGCCACAGAAAATTGATAACCACGTTGAGCATAACAGCAATATCGTTCAGCACATCACATACGTTACAAACGTCCAGCAGGTCGCACCGCAAGCTCCTGTTGAGCAGGTAAGCCCTAAGAGCAAAAGCACAGCTGAAATACTTTGCCTGCTGACCTTTTTAGGCTTGGGCGGTTTGAACAGATTTTATGTAGGCAAAGCTGGCACAGGTTTGCTGTACTTCTTTACTTTCGGAGGTTTCTTTATTGGAGCAATAGTTGATATGATAAATTTGTTTCAGGGAAACTTCACTGACGCTCAGGGCAGAGTGTTAAAATAA